TCATATCGTTGACCTACATAGTTTTCATTGAGCTCTAATGTATAGTGAATAACACAATGACCTGCCTTTACAGCATTAGCTCCAATATTAATTAGCATCCATGATTTACCAATACCTGCAGGAGCCATTACTACACCTAATTCGCCTGGAGCTAAACCACCATCCATCAAATCATCAATAACATCCCACCCGGTTGTTATAGTGTGTCGGGATGCTTCTGCATAACGAGCCGATATATTAGATTTATATTCTAATCCAATATTGGTATCAGCGCCAGCTTTCATTGCAGTATCAATCTTGCTTTTAATTTCATCATAATTGCCTCGTTGAAGCAAATTCACTGAATCCATTATAGCTCGTTTAATTTCCTGATTCTTGCAAAAATTAAGTATTTCATCTTTAACAAACGTCAGGTCATCAGATTCCATGAAACGAAAGACGTCTTTGAGCTGTTCTAATATTGCAGCTTTTAAAACGCCTTCACTACCTTCAGTACCTAACTCTGTTAGTTTAACTTTTAATACATCTTTAGTAGGTGGTGTTTTGTATTGCTGAAAATGATCCAATACTATTTCCAATAACCAGTTATTTGCATCAGACTCAAAATATTCTGGCCGTATAATATCTGCTATTTGTTGTAAAAATATTCGATCCGTAAACATGGCAGCGAGTACTTTTACTTGGAACCCCCAGCCATATTCGCTTAATTTATCTGTCATGTATTAATAATATTAAAATGCATTTGTATATCCAAATTATTTTTTATGAGTTTGCATTGCAAAAGCATTTAAAGATAACCATGTATTATTTAACCAATCCGGAAGATTTTTCATAGTAGTCCACATTTTGTCTTCCATGAACAATCTTTGAAACTCCATTTTATTCATGGTGGATATCGGCTGTTGCATAATGCCTCGTATAACTGATGCACTTTGAGCCGGTATATCTAACAATTTAATGTTCATTAATCTGTAATTCTTTTCAATTGTAGATTCATTAGATAACATTTTTTCATATGTCCTAGATTCATTCAATTTGTTTTTACATTTTTCAAATAAATCATCCAATGTGAATTCGACAGGATTTGCTAGCTCTGGCAACGATTTAATAATTGTCTTAGGCCCAATACCAGCTACCCCCGGAATATTATCTGAAGTATCTCCCGTAAACGTTCGATACACTACATAGTTATTAGGATGAACTCCAAACTCTTCTAACAATGCAGCTTCGTCATACATTTTCTTTTTGATTGGAGACCAAACCTGCAATGTAGGACTTATGAGTTGATAAAAATCACGATCCGTAGAAACAATGGTAATTTTCTTTGCAATATCCTTGTACATATCTGCAATGTATGCAATAGTGTCGTCTGCTTCTATTCCATCAATTGCAATGAATGTTACTGGTAAATTATCTAAATAAGAAACTAATCTGCTAAACTGATGTCGCATTGCTTCTTGTTCATCTTCGATAGTAGCAAATTGCTGATGATCGTGTCGACGCAATCTAGTTTTATTAGCTCGATTACCTTTATAATCGCCATATATTTTTCTGCGTCGAGCAGAGCCTCCTCTACCATCAAACACAATAACACATCTACTAGGACGAAAATCTCGTATAGCTTTTCCTATAGAAAATAAAAATCCTGTGATTCCTCCGATATGATCTCCATCTTCATTAGTTGATGGAGTTGCTCCAAAAGCTCTGATGAAGGTATTTAAGCCATCTAATACCATGATATGATCATTGACATCGGACGGCCCATTTACCTTTTCTTCTTGTAACTTTTTGAATAATTCTTGATATTTATTCATATTTTAATTTTTAATTTACAGTTATCAAAATGCCATCTCGTTATTTGAGAATTACCACCTGATTTACTGCAATGCGGACATGTAATGATTTTTCGTTTAAATCCAGGTTTACTTCCTCCAAGTTTTTTTAGTTTTCTAGAACTGCTAATTTTTTGTTTTGTTTCATCAGATATACGACGACCAGTTAATGATTTGCTAATTTTATCGCGGGTCGACTTAGTTGTAATATGACCTCGTTGTATTTTAGACATATTAGAAGAACGTAATACTTTAAAATATTCATATTCCTGATTTGAAACTATATAATCTCTTATATGATTTTTATTAACTAAATGAATCATACACCAAACAGCATCTTGAAGTCCTTTACTGGTAGGATATATTTTAACTAATAATTTATGTACTATAAAATGTTCACGAGCAGTTAATTTAACTAGATTGTCTTTATTATTAGTACCACCCATACACCTCGGAATAACATGATGCTTTTCATAATAACCTTGCAATGTTCTATTGCGAGCTCTATTAATTATAGCATCATGTATTCGTTGGTAATTCATAACTTGTTAGCCTTCTTCGTCTATAACTGTTTCATCTACTATTACGTCATCGATGCCACCATCAATACCAGCTTGGTATTTGAAAATGTATGCATCACAGATTCTGTGATATAGTCGATTTGTGATATAGTCGATTTTTTATTTCTGTTTGATTAATTACTTTATCAAAAAAGTTTTTAGATTGAAACTTAATCTCACCGTATGTTTCACCAGTTTCGATATCAACATCATCCAATGTATAATGTGCTCCTGCTTGTTTAACTAAACTATATTTTTTCATAGTTTCAAGCCAACCACCATAGTTATCAATACCTGAATCATAATAGATATCGTAATTAATTTTTCGATGCGGAGGTCCCATACGATTCTTCACAACTTGAACTTCTGTCTTGCTACCAACTACTTGATCTACGCCATCAATTTTAGCTTTGATCATCCCGGTGTTTTTCAAACGAAGTCGTACCGAAGCATGAAATGGAATTGCCTTACCGCCAGATGTAGTCCAGGCATCTCCAAACGAAACACCTAATTTAGTCCGTAACTGATTGGTCATAATCAAACAAATACGTTCTCGTGCAATCCAATTGGTTACTTTACGCATTGCTTTGGATAAGATGATAGATTTGCTAGTTGCATATCCATCCTTATCATACTCAGCTGCCATTTCAATTTTAGTGGATGCGCCCATAATAGAATCCACAATAATTGTAACTAAACGATCTTTATCTGATTTACGTACTTGTTCTACAATTGTTTCAATGGTTTCAAATATTTCTTCAACTGTTTCTAATGGTACATAAAGCATTGATTTCAAATCAATTCCAATTGCTGACATAAATTCGGCACTGGATGCTGCTTCAGTATCAATATAAACTGCTAATCCACCTTTCTTCTGAGTTTCAGCCGCTACATGAGATACAAGCAATGATTTACCAGATGCTTCTAATCCGGTAACTTCAGTAATCCGACCTACTGGGAATCCTCCGTTCGGTCGGTTTGAAATTGCCAAATCGAGCATATCGCAACCAGATGAAATCCATTCTGTTACATTGCTTGGGGAATCTGCATCTCCTTCTAAAAAGAAAGCTGTCTTAAGAGCTTGTCCTTTAAATTGCTTGTTGATGCTATCCGCTAATGTACTTGCTAACGAATCTTCCAGTTCTAGTTTGCTTTTACTCTTTGCCATTTATAACTCCTTAATTGAAAAGATCATTGAATGCAGATGCAACATCATCTACTTTGTTAGCTGCCGGGGCTGTCGACTTTGGTGCTGCTGCTGGTGCTTGCTCTTCTGTTTCTTCTACATCTGAATCTGCATTTTCTGGATTCATCCATTCAGTTAATGCCGCTTCTAATTCTTCATAAGTTGGCTCAGGAAAGATATCAGTAATTTGTGGCTGATTCATAATCTTCTCGGCAACTGCTTTATCATCAGTAGCTGGTTGAGTGTTTGGTTTTACTCGAATAGATGTTTTAGGGAATGCTCCGCCTTCTGCTGGTGTGAATTCTACATCGATATCACGACCGTTCATTAAATCTGTGATATCACCATAATCTGGATCTGAGATAATAGAAAGAAGTTCTGTGTAAATTGTTTTACCAAATCCCCAGAATTTAACTCCTTCAGACTCTTTGCCTCGAACAATAACAGGAACATATGTTCTCATTTTAGGCTCAATTTTACGGCCCATGATCCATTCATCCTTATCTCCAGTTTTCTTTAGTTTGTCTGAAAACTCTACGATTGGATCAGCATTGCCAAAAGATACCGGGGAAAGCATTGAACGCTTACCAATGTCATAATGGAAATACAATTCTAAGAATGGATTTTCTTTGCGATGTACATACGGTACAATGCGGATACGTGTCTTACCTGCTTCAGGTTTCCACAAATTTTGTTTTTTGTCATCAGCCTTATTCAACTGATTAAGTTTTGCTTTTATTGCATCGAGATTCAACGCCATAATTTACCTTTTGTTAAGTTGTTAATAAAAAAATAATTAATAATAATATAATTGATTTACCGGTTAAATCCAAGTTTAAAGTTGTTTCTTTTTATTTAATCTAGTTTGTTCTAAACTTTTTCTAATTTTTTCTTTAGTTTCTTCAGAATGCGGTTTACGTTTTTTGCCTAAGTGTGCTAATCGCATTTTTTCTTTAGTTTCATCTGACACGAATTGTACGCCTTTTTTATCTTTATTCCATACGGAACGACCTTTGAGTGCTTTAGACATATTTTCGCAATGTTGTTTAGATTTTGGTTTACCTGATAATGCAGTTGATATCTTTTGTTTTGTTTTATTAGAATGCGGTAAATGTTTTCTAGATTTTTGTATTTCTCGAATAATATCAATTACGGACAGACGTAATGATTCATATTCTCGAGATGATATTTTATATGTTCTTTGATTTTTTTTAGACTTCCAATTAACCATTGCCCAAAAGGCTAATCGTATGCCTTTTACATTTGGATAAATTTTGCAAAGAAGTTTGTGTGCTAAGAAATGTTCTCGAGCTGTTAATTCAACTAAATTATCTAATGTATTAGTTCCCCCAATACATTTTGGAACGATGTGATGTCGTTCTTTATAACCGTTTAATATTCTCGTTTTTGCTCGGCTAATTAATTGATTGTAAATTCGTTCATAATTCATTTAATTAGTTAACTCCTTTTAATTGGTTAATAAAATATTAAAAATATAATTACATTATAAGTAATTAAAACGTTAAATCAAAGTAATTAGTTAAGTTTTTTATTTTGTTATGCCGGGCGATGAGATAAATCAATATTCAAGTATGTTTTAAAAATATGCTGAATAAATCTTGGATTAAGTCGACCTTCAAAATCCATGTAATAATTATTTGCTATTGAAAGTGCACTAACTTTATTTGTATCAGGAGCTCCATCATAATATTCTGATTTTAAAAAATCTGCTAGTTTTTTATTTGCATCTTCATCATTGCCAGCTTCATGTAAATTTTTAGTACCAAAGCGACGCATATTTTCTGCTAGGATATGTTTTAATTTAATCATTTCGTAATCCTTTATACTTTTATATATATGAACTTACCAAGAAATCTTTTTAAAGAAAATCAAGTTAATAACACGGTATCCTGCATCATCTGTAAGTATAAATGAATTGCGATACTTCATCCAATCCAATTGATATGTTTTATCTAAAACACCGTTATTCACGCTCTTTATAACTTCATTCAATGCATTCACCGTATATAGTGTATTGGTTTCTTTTTTGCGATGTATGCTTATTGTGTTTTGACCTCGTCGGGAAGTAGACATTGCATTGTATGTGCAATACAAATTATCTGTTGTCTCTGAGTTGCTAAACACAAAGATTCGATGTTCTGGAATTTCGTAGCTTGTTTGTATGTAATCAGTTATGATGTTTAAATCCGATTTGTGTGCGAAGGTGCAAAGTAGTTGTGTCTTTACCATTCATTTTCCTCAGTTATTTGTATGTCACTTAAATCAATATTAGTTGTACCAATTGCTTTTTCAATGATCCGGATTTTACCTGCATCAATTACTACATATCGAAAATCTCTTGTAACTCGAATTCTATCTTTACGAAACACTATAAATTGTAAATCAGTTCCTAGTATTTCATCAACTGCGCCTTGTAAATCAATATCTAATTCATTAGGATTTCTTACGTATTTTAATCTTCGTAATTCAGTATTAATATATGTTATATCTTGGTCTCCGTCATCAATCGGTTTTATAACTATAGAACCATCTTTCATTTTTTTAATTGGTTCAATTGACATTTCTATAGGTGTCGCATTGGGCCCTCGCAAAATAGCATTAGTATAACCTGTTATTTCTGTATTCAATGCATTAGCTTCTCTATAGAATTGCATTAAATATTGTTTATCTTTCATATTTAGATTGCCGCCTAAAATAAAAGATCTTCGGTCATCTAAATACGCAATCGTTTCTAACAATGTTTCATTAAAATATTTATGAAAGTTAAATTTTGGATTTTCAAATGTACCTCGAAGCTGATCGAGTCGTTTTAAAGTAGTTACAATTTCATCCCAAAATTTGAAACGAGTTACAGTTGCTTTAGTTCCTAGTCGTATTGATTTTGCATTACCAGCTCCACCAGTATAATCTTTTATCTCATATGGCTGACCATTGGATGTCATATCAAAACTTTCTCCGGATCCATTTAATCTAGCACCTTCAATTAATGCAGCAAGGAATATCTCACCTTTTCCCAATCCCTTAGGTTCTATTTTAAATAAATCATAAGCAACGCCGGCTCGAAAATTTATACTATTTAATTCCTCTTCTGAAACACTTGTTTTTGAATATAATAAATTTGCAAATTGTTCCGATTGTTCTGCTGTACAGTTATTTAAAAATGACAATGTCAATGCATCAGCTTCCGTTGGCAATAATCGTAAAAACTGTGTAAATTGTTCTGTTTTACCAGCTTGATTAATTGCGTTGATTAACATTGTATTTTCAATAGAATCAAACTGAACTGCTTCAGTAATCATCTTTGTTAATGTACCCTGTGCCCGTTTTACAATAGCCCGGGCTTCGTTAGGAGATATATTTGAAGTTTCTATGAGCACATCATATAACACTTCATAATCTTTTGATTTAGAAGGATATCCATTTGGGAGTCTAAAACACCACTCTGTTAATATAGAATCTATGTTCATATCGAAATAGTTTTCATTTTATCATAAATATTGCCAACTTTACATTTTACCGGGAAATTACCGGATTCCAATATATGTTTGATTTCTGGTAAAACGGTCTGAGCTTCGGTCATCGGAACATCAAACATTACTGAATCATACGTGTATAACACCATACGTGTTTGTTTTTGAGTTAATGCGTCTAATACCTGCTGTAACTTTTGCACAGATACTTCGGTTTCTACTGCTTGTAAATAATAATTAAATAGTTTGTTTGCTGTCATGTTTTTAACAGCATCCGAACAAATTGGTCTGTTTAGTATTGGCGTCCGGATACACTTCTTTGATTTCCATTGTGCCCACAATTCATATACAAACTTATTAACTCGTTGAAAGAATTCAATAGATAAAAATTCAGAATCAATGCCTCCATACATCAATCGAAATGTTATTTGTTTGCTTTCTTCTCGTTGCTCGTCTGTTAATGCATCTCCAAAATAATAACGACCTAAATAATCATGCACTGATGTGTTAGGCATTTCATATCCAATTATACGAGCAATCAATCTAACATGATATGAATCAAAATCCATCTCTACCAATGCACCATCTGTAAACCTGCTACAGAAGGCCGACCTAGTACCATCTTCTTTGTTCATGGCAGCAAAATTAAAACCGCGGGCTGCGTTACTAGGTCGACCGGTGACTGTATGATAGTTGTATTGCGAATACACAAATCCATTGGTTACCAATTCTGGCATTCTGAATTCATCAGTTACTCGCAATCCTGATTGTTCAATTCTTGAAAATACTGCAGGATATGTTGCATTAAATTTTAAATATGATTCATCTAATTTTGCATTAACACACATAGGCCAGGCATAGTGACGTATTTTCTGACACATTGCTAAATGTTGTTGCATTGGTATCAAAGTATTAACATACTGAAAAGCCGTATGTCGCCTCCAATAAAATGTATGAGCTGCGGTTGGATAATGAGATTCATCATATGCTTCTGCATAAGTATACCACCACAACGTCTTAACATCCCATACGGCATCATTTCCTCCGATTTGCAGCCACTGTTTCTTATCATACACAAAGATATCACGCAGTTGCAGAAACCGGGACAAATGTTCTGAAAAGCCGGTTAACTGTTCGGTATGTCTCATCGGAACAATTCGTTCTACACCATCTTCAGTATAAATGTATATTGCACATACCCGATTTATGGATACATGCAAAAAATTGTTTGTTAAAATAGGTATAACTAGAGTGCGTTTATTTTCAATACACTGAAATAGTGTATCAATTTCATCTGCATCATCTAGTATCATACATTGAATATAAGAAAAAATATGCAGAAATCCTAGTTATGAATTAATATCTTTAGGAACTACGAAATCTGTATCTGAGTAATATTGAATAGGGTTAGTTAATACTTCAAATATTTCCGGGAATTCGGTTTCTACAGTTCGCATAGCTTCAACATTTTTAGTAGCAACTCCTTTTGTTAATACGCCATTTTGAAACGTATCTTGCAACGGTCCGGTAATAGTCCAATTCAACTGAAACCCCGAATATAAATTTTTATCAATCTGTCCAGATCTCCAACTTGCAAATTGTTCATAATCAATTTCTAATAATTGTCGTTGATTATTCTTTCTTAAAAAATATCTAACAATAAATCCAGTAGATCGGTCTGTTTCTGTAATTATAGGTATATATACATTTGGAGTTTTAAAACGAGTTTGAACTGTCTTTAATTCTTTATATCGTTTAGTTAATTCTGATTCTTTAACTAAAGGTTGTAACTTTTTAGATTTATTGGGATTCCAAAATGTTTCAGTAAAAATCTCACCTGTAATATATGTGTGATATGGTCCAATGTATTCTTTCTGATCGTCAGTCATCCATTCGGAGCCAGTAGTATATAAATTTTTTGTAATTTGGCTCGGAGTATAATGTAGTCTACGTCTCATTTTATTCGAGCCCTTGCATTACATTTAATTTTAGTAGTCCATTCGCCATCATTTGATACTGAATGATCAACACCAATAATGGTAAAAACAAAGGCTTCACGATACCGCCTAGGTAATCCGGCTACTGCTAAAACATCTCCATATTTAAACCCATTAATTCCATCTAATGTAAATTCTAATTCCATTGGAAACACAGATTTATTTCTATTAATAGATTGTTTAATATCCGGAGTAAAATATATCATATACCGTTGTAATACATTTTGCAATTTTTCAATGTTATTTGTATCATTAGGTCGCAATCCAAACGTATTTATAGTTTCAGCCAAATTTATAATTACATCTTCATACCTAGCATTCCAGTCTGCTGCTAATTTTTCTTTAGTTTTCGTATCTGCATATAAGTATGGATTATAAATTGCTTGTTTCTGTACGGATGCATCACCAGAACTTACTGCAAATACCATACTAGTAACTGATTCAGGTACTTGACTCGTTAATGATAATTCTCGAATAACAGACGTACCTGTTTTTGATGCAAACGCCGGGAGTGTAAATTCGGTGACGCTTATATCTCCATTAACAAAATTAGCATCATAATATAATAATGCGTCTGGTATTAACGGATCTTGTACTAAAACTAAATTTATAGCTCCACCAGTATTATAGTGTATTACTTCACTTAGTTTATTTAAAAAGTTTTTTACAGTTGGATTAACTATTCCGTTTTCAGGTGTTTTTTGAATTGCTGATAATATACGTTCAATTGTTTTTAAATTTATATAAATTCTTGAAGGGAACGCTCGTTCAGATTCAGTTGTACGAACAGCAAATCCTGGTGTTACACGTTCAACTTTAGGGAACATTTTTAGATCGGCTTTTCGAATCCCAGACGGCGCCGGAAGTATATTATATGTATATACATCTGTGGGAATGTCAGACGTACCAGACCATAACAATATTTCCATTGGATTTGCAGATACTAATCTTTCATAAAAATTACTCTGACACGCCGTGTCTGTGCATATTAACGGAGCACTTATATTTGCTAATAAATTTTCATTTAAAAAATCTATTAAAAACCCTAATGTCACCATACGTTCGGTAGACGGCGTTGTTTGTGTGTTTTCTAATGTATATGGAGTGCCTACCAGTATAGCTCGATCAGTCAAATTAGCAACAGCATATTCAAAATCTACTATATCTGGATTAATCTTTTTTTGTTCTTGTATACGAGCATCCACTACACTACTTATGTCTGTATATATGTTAGAAACCTCATTTGTAATTTTAGTGCCAGCACCAGATGTTTTAGGTTTATTATTAATAATAGTAGAAACATCCGCATATATATTACTAACACCTGTTGCTTCAACTGAAACTTCTACACTACCATCGGCACTATATGAATATGTAAATGAAACGATTCTTCCGGTGAAAAATGCTTCATTCATTTTACGTAAATCTTCTAAATTAACATTAGGAAAGAAACTCTGAATAGTACCAGTGGTTGGTAATCCTTGATTTTCTAGTTTTTCACCGGTTAATACAACAGACTCATCATGCATAATTTTTATTCGTATGTATCGGCCTGGCGAACAATATATTTCTTCAATTTCATCTAAGTCTGTAGTAGCATCGGGTACTTGAATAGTTATGTTAGCTTTATTAATATAATTTTTTGATGTATCATTAAAATTAAATGATACTGCAGTAAGTACCGGTGGTATTCGATATGATGGGCGAACTGCATCATTTAAAAAGCCTACAGGGCCAGTTGGCATATATGAATCTTTTAAAACTGTCTGTCCGCCTAATACACCAAATCCGGGCAATGGTTTAGAATTTACATTAGGTTTTTCTCCGTATGCAAGTAATTCTACATTTGCTACTTTACCAACCATGTAGTTAATAGCAGCCGTTGTTCGATTTGCAGTTCCAGCAGACCCTCGGGCTATTAATTCTCGCTGCAATGCATTGTTAACTTGTGAATAAAACGGAAGACTCATCTGGATAAATTTATACTTTCTATTTGGTTTTGCATGTTAGACATATTTGGAATTCGCAATCTACTATTAATAGGAACTATTAATGACCCTTTTCCTAATCCATTAGCGGTAGCTATAATATACCACATTGATGAATCACCGTAAAACTTAAATGCTAACAAATCTAATCGTTCAATATTAGATGTTTGAATATATACATCATTTAACGATGGATTTGGTACTGGTATAATCATGGTGCTTTGTTTTCGCTTACCAGATGCGTCATTAAGTATATTAGCATTACTATATCTGTTACTCATAGCTATCCTTAATTATTAGTAATTCCTCCAGCTGCATTGGCAGCCGGTACATTTGCCTCGCCAGCTATTTTAAATTTACCTTTATCAGAACCTCGCTCTGCTGCATTTTTATCAGCATTTTCATTTATATCATTAGTTCCAAAATCACTTAACCAATTATCGCCACCTTCTTTAGGAATTGCATCAGGTCCAAATGTTTTTGCTAACGTATACATTCGACCTCGTAGTTCTGGCAAATAATCTGGTATTATATGCATTCCTAACTGTACAGCTACTTTATGTGGCACTTGCATCATGGTAGGATCTTCTTCTATATTAATTTCCCATGTTGTTTCTTGATCTTGAAATGTATAGCCTACGCTAGTTAATACGATTGGCTGCTGAACTAATAAATCTCCCAATGTCATTCGCATCCATGGACCTTTCATTGCCAATGTACTAGTACCATATTTAGGAGCAGTGTATGATGCCAATGCATTTAATTTTCTGTATATAGGTTTCATTTCATCACGTGAAGTTGCATAAACAGTAAATGACAAACTTACATCTCTACTATATCCTTGATATGTATAATTTGGGTCAGCACGACCTATCATCTGTACAGTATTCCATTGCGGTGCATGAGTATCTGAAAATGAATCAATTGTAGCACGGAATACTATGATATCATCTTCATCTTCGGCGCCATTATATAAGTTAGGTCCGGTAAAATAAAATTTTATAAAGTCTTTTGTTATATCAGTTTGATTTGCAAAATCAATAGCGTTATTCCATTTTTGACTACTAAAACTAAATAATTTAGGTTTCCATCTATAAACTTCTTTTAATGATCGTTGTCCAAAATCAACAACATTTATTTTATCTCCTCTAAATTCAGTTACTAATTCAGTAGGATTAATAGTTGGAACCCATTTTCCTGGTTTTTTATCTGGGCCGGCGGTTTCTGAAGATTTCCATCTGGTTGCGACTTGTGATCGTTGTGTAAAATCTCGACGTAATGCATTAGCATCTCCATGATTTCCAAATCCATATACAGATTCTAAATTAAATATAGAATACACCCCACCCAGCGGTGCAATTGTTGCTGCAGCATATAATCCACTAACAATAGAATTTTTAACATCATTGTTGAATAGATTTCTAACAGTTGCAGCAGTACCATCTAATCGAACATTATCGATACTAAAAGAATATCCTTTAAAACTTCGAAAATCTTTGTATTTAGTAGCACTCCAATTTATTAACGTCGCTTTTCTAGTAAACGGCATCATGGAATATGGTTGTCCTAAATTTTCAAATCGGGTATCGTCTGTTTTATTAGAACTAAATAGGTTGCTTATACCAGGGCCTGTAATTTGATGAGTCATTGCAGTGCCTAATCCAGCTGCTGCACCTACTGCTGCATTTCTGGCTACACTTAAAAATATAGACCCGGGAGATACATTACCAATATTATTAACAACATCAGCTCTAGTATTATACGTAAATCCAGCTGGGTTTGTAGCAGTATTTACATTTTTTCCTTGTTCAATCGTAGGTGTATTAAATGGACTTGCATATGTTACTTGACCTAATCCCAACGGAATTCCAGCTGGTTTAAAAATTCCTTCGGATTCATTATAAGTTTTAAATGTAGCACGTAGCGATGAATTACTATCAGTTAGCCATATTCTGTATGGCGATGGAATATCTGATGATAGTATTGGATAGTTAACTGTACTTGTAGGAAATACCGTAACACCATATGGTGGATTTTTACTAGAAAGCGTTGGAGTACTTATAGGAAAAATAGTACTACCATATGGATTTTGATACGTTGACATCTTACATTATACTTGTGTTATTTAGATTGGACCGTTCTAATATACGCAATGAAGATCTAATTTTTTGACCATCAAATACATTTGTTACTTGAAAACTCATTCCTTTTATCGCATCAGCAACTGCACTAGCAATAGCGTCGCCATTCATTCCGGCTTTTGGTGCAGTTGCTTCACGTATACCTGGCATTGCTAGTATATCATCTTTTGGATCTAATGAAAACGACCCAAATGGCCCACTTACAACAGTACCAGGGCCAGCTGGTATAAAAACATCTTTTTGTGGTTCTGGCGATGTTATTGTTTCGTATTGTCCTTGATTTAATATATCCCCACTACCAATTTTACCAGCAACTGTACCAACTAAATTAATACCAGACATCAAACTTCTAATTCCTGCTGCAACTGCGCTAGTTGAAACTGTAGCTGCAATGTCTGCTGCTTCTTTGGTTAATACCAATGCCCGATCGGCATTTTCTAATATAGTAGTACTGGTTTTTTGTACGTCTGCCCCGGTTTTTCCTTCAAACGCAGAAGTTTCTGCCTCAGTTGTTACTTTAGCTTGCAATTTTTCCTCAGTAGATCGTTGATCTTCTGCAGCAGCCATTGATTTATATGTTTCATTCAATGATGCTGCGCTAGTAACTTCTGCATTTAATAATTTATTAGCATTTGTATGTGCCGTATTTAAAGCAGCTTGTCCTTCGAGTCCTTCAAATATTTGTTCAGCGCTAACACCTAAATATTCTGCAGATTTTTCTAAGAAAAAAGGATTTGTTTTTAATTTGCTAGAATATTTAGAAATATAGTCACTAAATAATTCTACTTGTTTATTTGCATCACGTTGCAGTACTGCTTGTTGCATTGCTACACCAAAATTTTCACCAGCTGACGTAGTTATATCTTCACCGGCTAATGCTTGAAGTTCATACTCGCTAGTAATCATTTGATTATAATCCAGGAATCCTTTTGCGCCGGTGGTAATAGTAGACATTTCTACACCTAACATTTTTGCTTTTCCTAATGCTAAAGCTAATTGTTTAGGCATTGCACCGAATACTACTCGTTCTTCAGCACTTAAATTTGCAAACTCTTTACTAATATCTGTTAATGTACCGGATTCATACCCTAACTTTTTAAATAATTCAGCAACATCTGTAACTTGTTCTCGAAATGATTTAGCCATGGCTAAACTACCATTTGCATATGCAGTTTGCGCGCTAGTAAAACTTTCATAAGCGTCTTCGCCTATTTTCATTTGTTCTAATGCTAACTCATTCTGTTCAACTAAAAATTTTCCGTAGTTTGTTTCATAAAATTTTTTGCCAACTGTAGCAAATAATTTTTTATTTTCTTCTACATTTTTTTTAGTATTTGCTGAATTAATGTTAAGGGTTTTAGATAAATTTTGTAAAGTTATACCAAAATTAGCAGCGTCTTTTGCATTTAAGTTAAATCCAGATTGTAAGCCTGCATTTAACTGTTCTAAAACTGTTAAATTATCTGATACTTTTTTTATTTCATCGCCAATTGTACCAAATACATTTAATTTTACAACAGCACCACCTTCGGTTTTATATAACTCAAATAGTTTGCGTAACTGTGCTTCGATTGACGCAAGTTCAGCAGATTGACCTTGTTTAGGTTGTTGCTTAAGACGTTTAATTAGTTGTATTTGATGTTCGTAGGTCATTTGGAAATATCTTTTTATATAAATATTTACAATGGAGATTTTACTACTTTGTTTTTAGTTATAGATCTAGCAGCTTTTTGTTGTTCAGCTCGTTGATTGGCTTCTTCGTATATTTGATTTATTTTACGAATCCAAAATCTACGTAGATACACTGGCATATTATATAAATCATGCCATGACCATCTACCAGCGCCGTGCCATACTAAATTAAAAAGAGAGTCATGAAGTTGTACTCGGTCCTCTGGCTTAAAACCAAAAAAGGTCTGCGCCAATTGGAAACCCGGCAATGAAGGTGCTCCCATCTTCACCTTCAAACTCATAACTTGATAGTATACTAGGAGTATTGTCATTTATATATTTTCTAAATGGCTTAGATTCTTTTGCTAAAAATTTATAACGTATAAAATCTTGTATTTCATTTATATCACGTACACCGTTAACTTCGCAAATTGTCTGTTCTAGGAATTTTGAAACTTTATCTTCATCTACAGCATCATTTGATAAAAATTTAAACTTAATCTGAATACCAGATTCTGTTTTATAATCAAATTCTCCATTTTCATCAGAAACTAAATTAAAATCTGAATGTTTTAGTTTTGATAAGTCTACAACCCGATCTAAAATATTACCTGTTGCTGGGTGTTTTATCTTAACAGGATATTCTTTTCCGTAACTAAGAATACGTGCGGATATAATTAATCCGTTTTTGTCTACTTTAGTAATAGTAGAATAATCAACCGGTGTTATAATTAATGCTTCTAACAACTTATCCAACATAACTCCTTCTCGTATATATGATGGATTTGTTAGAATATCTTCGTCATATGCAGTCATATACCGCATTTCTATTGTACCATCTCGTAATGGATGATCTTTAGGATATACCATTCCTTTACTAACTAAACGAACAATTTCACTTGGAATATTATTACGTTTTGTTTCTTCGTACTGTTTTTTTGCTAATTGTATTAAATCGTGATTGGTAATTCTATCAGTCATACCGGCCATTATAACTCCTTATTATTTAATAATAAATATGTGCGAACATAAAATATGGGGGCAAAAACCCCCATAGTTATATATTTTTTAGTATTGCAATATTGCGTAATCAAATTTCAAAGTCAATTCGATTGTCATTGCTTCTTCTGTTCCCCAATCCATTTGGCCAAAGTTTGCATCTGAAATAAATGCTCCTTTTAATGACCAATTTTCAATTTTTTCACCTAATGCAGAAAGTGCATAGAATTCTATATCTCGTTTATAATCTGAAGAATATCCATCTCGACCTGTTATTGATTCATGATGGAAACGAATCCATTCCATTACTGCTTGTGCCCCTTCTGTTGTGATAGGATCATATACTGTAATAGAAACATCGCTCCATCTAGACTTTCCTTTAACTTTTCGGTCAATATTAATATGGTCTAATACAATCTCTCCGTTTGCAATAGTAGGACGAGCTGCAGCTTTTACTAAGTATGCAGGAATGTTAGTACCTGCCAATTGCATAATAAATCTGTTAGCATACTTCGGTTCCCACGAAAACGCACTATTAAATAAATCATTCTGACTAATATCAGGTAAGGTAGGTGTTAATGCCATTTTATTCCTTCATTTCTTTTTATATAAATATCCGCAAAGTAAAAAAGGCAGAACCGAAGTCCTGCCATTTTAAATCAATTTTATTTTAGAATTTTAATCAGGGAAACTTGCTCCAGTTGGTTGAATATTAAAATCTAAAATAATAAACTCAGCTGTACGGGTCGGTTGAAGAAATATTTGACCGTATAGAATGTTTTGATCAATTAAGTCTGGTGTGTTATTTGTTTGATCCATTACTACACGAAATGCATTTAATCCTTGCTGTGCTTTTACTCTATCTAAATATGGATTAACAATTGCTAAGAATCTCAAACGTGTTGCATCGGTATTTTGTTCAAATACTAAATATCTAGTTGAGGAAGCAATAAATTTCTTAACCGTAAGCAACAAACGACGCACATTGACGCGGTCTAATGCACTTGGAACACCTTGCAATGTCTTTTGCCCCCAGATAACTACTCCTTCGTTAGGGAAGTTGGCAATAGGATTAACACGGGCTTCATACAAGGTGTCTCGAGCTGATTGATTAAGATTGATATAAGTATCAGATACTGTAGTCAATCCTCCACGCGTCAAACCAGCTGGTGCGTACCATGGTGCTGCTACTTGATCATTAAATGCCAATACCCCTGGTACTACTACGCTAGGCGGTACCCATAATGGAACGTTCTTTGCAGGATTAAGAATTCTTAACCATGGCCAATATGTTGATGTATAATTGCTATCAATGGTAGCTACTTGGCTTGTTACTGTGGTTAACGAATCTGTTAATGCATTTGAGTCCATTACATAAAATGAATCTTGTCGTGTTTCAACTAAGTTACGAGCTTCGGTTGTTACTACACTATGCAAACTATCGATAATCCCAGGAGTAATAAGCATATTGATATCATAATAATCAGTATTGCTTAACAATGTAAATGCTTTGTTATATGCTTTGGTTCCCGGGGTAGTTGTACCGGAACAATTAAATCCAAATGTATTGTTACTAGTTATGTTAGTTCCAGAATACTTTTTAAGATTTGGTTTTGCTCCATCAAATCCACCTTGGAATGGCACAATAAATTTTCTAGTTGATATAGCAACGTTAGTTGTGAATGTACCTCCAGTCAATGCAGATTCCAAAGACCCGGAATAAGCAGTAGTCGATGTTGGGAAATTTGCTGCAGCATCTTGATTAATGTTTCCTAGATAGAAATCAGTGTTGCTACCTGTATTGCTACCAGATGACGGTAATGGTGCTAAGTAATTTAAGTTGTTAACCGTGCTAAAATTAAATCCAAAATAAGTATTTGGCGAATATGTTACAACGACTTGTGATGTTTGATATGTAGCAGCTGTTAAATTCAATGAACCAGATGCCATTGGAATTGGAGCTTCTGGAGCTCGAAACCCAAACGGTACCAAAGTATTTTCATTGGTTTTAGTAGATACCCCGGTAGAAACTTGTACTCGAATAAATCTTGAAATGTTTGGATAATCGCCATTAGGTATGATATCGTTATTGTCAGAAATTGTTTGATAGCGATCACCAATAACTCTAGCAATATATCTAGGCGAATCTGGATTCAAGTTTACATTTAAGAATGTCTCTACGATATCTGGATTTCTATCAGTGTCTTCTGATGAATATGGAGATCCAGGAATGTTAGTAGTGTTAACACGACGAACTTCTACAGTGAATGTTCCATATCCAGCTGGATCAGATACTTCAGTAGATGTTTTCACATCACGTATACCAACTTTAACCTCATGGTTTACAGAAGTACCATGTGATAATGTATGAAACTTAAAAAGATCTTTTGCAACACTTCCAATTTTTTGTGAAGTAATCCATGGAGTGGCTGCAGTTGAATAGTCTGATAAGAATTCATAATTTGATAATAAAGCTAATTCTGTAGTAATATTACCAGCATTAGCAAATGCAGCATACGCAGTTGGATTTGCATATAATGCGTATACTGGATAATCTACTGATTTAGGACCAGTACCGAATACTTTGTTAACATAGTTATTTGCATTTGGATTGATTGATGCTGAGATTGCAACATCTTTTGCTACTAAAAATGAACCATCAAATCCAATTGCATCATCCTGTGCTGCAGTAAACGATCCAGATACTTTAATTGCAAATGAACCAGAGCCACCATCTAATAATACTGCATTTTCAAATATTTGACTAGTGCCATCTTGTGTTACTGGTTGTGTTGGATGTAATACGTGAGTTACAACTTCTACCTTACCTGCACCGGATCCAGATTTAGCAATAACTGCTAATGCACCATTGGTTAATTTATATCCATCTTCATAGAGAAGACGTGTTACTGTGATTACACTTCCATTACGCAAATAATCTTGTACTACAAAAGGCACATATGAATCATCAGTATATGATCCAAATGTTGCAATAAATTCTGAGTAGTTTCTTATTTGGGTAGGGATTAATGCAGGACCTTTTACAGTTGGTCCTATTACTGCTGCACCGATTGCAGCAACACCGCCGGCTAAAAATGACTGATCTACTTCATTTGTAAATACGCCGGGCGAAACAATTCTTTCTGCCATTAATATACTCCTATGATTTTATAATAAATATGGATTAAACAAGCCAAACCTTATTGGGCAGTAGTGAATGTCCCATCAACAATATTAATTTCGCCTTCGCCGTAACGGTCTTTTAATTTTTGTAACAATTCTTGCTCTTGTTCTCTTAATGAATCGAATCTACGAATTGCATCTGCTTCCTGGGATTCTAACTGTTCAACACGTTGTTTAGCAAATTGTTTTTCGATGGAAATATTTCCTACTATGGAAACTAATTCGGCAAATTTTTGTTGCAATTCTTGTATTGAATCTACATGTTCTTTATCTAATTTTCTTGTCATACAAAACCTTTTCTTGATATAATAAGAAATATTATTTCAAAAACCAAATTACCAACTAGTAATAATGACTACACCATCACCACCATTGCCACCACGACCACCTGTGGTGCCAGCACCTCCACCTCCACCACCGCAACCGTATCCTCCAGGCCCACCTGCACCACCAATATTAGCACTTGAGGAACCACCTCCGGTGCCGCCGGTGTTTAGGAAAGGTTTAAGAGATTTATATCCGGCATTGCCTGACGATCCACCACCGGCTGCACCAATACCTCCGGCTATAGTATTTCTAAAACTCCCACCTTCAAAATCAACAGCTGCTTGTAGAGTTATACCCCCACCATCACCTTGTGTGGTGTTTGAGCCACCGCCGCCACCAGACCCACCAGATGTTACATTAATATTCCATACTGCATTTTGGTTTCCTGGGTTGGGTACTGCTGGGGTTCCGCCTCCTTGTCCGGCCTGGCCGTTGTACCCTGTTGTGCCGGCACCTGCATTTGTGAAAAATCCTAACTTTGCTACTGGTCCTGCATTAGTTACACTAACTGGAGATCCCTGTGAACCGCCGCCACCTGCTGTGGATGTACCTGGTGATCCTCCGGCACCACCAGTAGTTCCTATAAGTACATTTGGAGTGGATATTGCTGGGCTAGTGGCACTAATTCCTAAGGAAACATATGATAATCCACCCTGGTCTCCAATAATTGTAGCAGCCCCTCCTCGGCCACCAACACCAGCACTTACTTTTAAAATATTAGGTAAAAATATTGCAGGGATAATAACAGAACTGATTCCGCCGCTACCTCCTCCGCCGCCACCGCCTTTATTGTTAGCGCCAGAAAAACCACCTCCACCTCCTCCGCCAGCGCCTATGCATAGTATATGTACCATAGTAACACCTGAAGGTTTAACCCAATTTTGCCAACGGACTGCTGAGTTAGTAGTTGCAATAGCAAAAAACATTTGCACATCGCTGTTGAATTGAGGTGGTAAAAAACCAAAATCCGAGGGTGGGTTTCCAAATAACATATGTTTACCAACTAATTATCATAATCAAACCATCACCACCATTACCGCCACGTCCTCCTGTGGTACCAGCACCTCCACCACCACCACCGCAACCGCGGCCGCCTGGGCCTCCATCACCGCCAATTTGATCCGATGCTGAACCTCCACCAGTGCCGCCTGTTTGGAGAAAGGGTTTAAATAAGTTAACACCAGCATTGCCATTACCACCGGCGATCGTAGCCGATCCTGCGGTACCTCCATTCATAAAATTAGTTGCGGGTGTAAGAGTACCATCTGCAAAATCCACATTCCCTTGAAGACTTATCGTTCCCCCAGCAAACCCCGTATTTACGGTAGTACCTACTCCGCCACCACCTGTACCACCAGATAACATAAACGTGTTAAATACACTAGCTATTGAACCTCCAACTGCACCCGTTGGGACTCCGCCATTATTTCCAGGTTGTCCTGCATATCCCGCGTTTGCTGCTGTTCCGTTGTTTGAGAAAAATCCCAATTTACCAATTGGACCTAATTGTGCTATAGTGGTTACGCTTGCTCCGGTACCCGCTGCACCAACAGCAACCGCAGTACCAAGTCCACCACCAACACCACCAAAAGCTCGAAGAATCATATTCGGGATGGTTATTCCTGAAGTTATGGCGGATCCTAGTGCTATGTAAGATGGATTACCATTTGTTCCTGCGGCGCCAGGGGCACCTCTTCCACCGGTGCCTACTGCTATTTTTAAAGAATCTGGTAATAGGGTTGAAGCTAGCATTAGGGAGGTTAAGGCACCAGATCCTCCACCACCACCACCGCCTCTCTGGTTACCAGATGCTGCAGAGTGGCCTGCTCCGCCGGCTCCACCTCCACCAATGCAAAGCATATACACCATAGATGTACCACGTGGTTTAGTCCAATTCTGCCAGTTTAGGGCAGCGGTAACATTAGTACCGTGTGGAGCAAATACTTGTACATCTCCTTTAAAGTTAGGAGGTAAAAACCCAAAGTCAGATGAAGAATTTCCAAAAAACATAAACTATTATTTTTTAATAATCACCACCAAATACTATTGCTTGCCACGATTGGTTAGTTGTTTGAGCAATATGTTGCGATACTAAGATGTAGTGAGATGCGGGTATTGCTAAATTAAGTGGAATTTCATAGTAGTTAACTGCGTTAATACTATTGGCAGCTGATATAATAGGGACAGATATTTCTGCTAGTAATGCTGTGTTAGCAGCAGTTGGTGTTCCTGTATTTACACTACTCAAAAATACACGTAATGTAGTTGCAACTGAGTTGACTGCTGCGGCTGATGATACGGGAATAAATCTTACACGCTGTACAAAGCTACCATTTGCTCCTGCGGTAAACGCAAGGAATTGATCCGTGCCTATAGCGTTTGCTGCAGATCCATCAGATCTTACTAATGCAGCAGTTGTTGTAATTTTTACATCACCAATGTTTGGTGTTAATGCGAATATTGGACTTGTGTTAGCTGGCATAATTTATTTCTTTTATTATAAATATTAAAATCCGGAAAACGGATACATTATCTGTGTTATTGATATGACTTTACCTAAATCAACACTGCCTCCAGTTGCTGTTGAATTTATTGTTACGTCTCCAGTACCACCGGTTGGTGATATTGTGATATTTGTTCCTGCTACAATAGAAGTAACTCCCCCTGGTGCACCTGCCGATCCAGATGGACCTGTCGGACCTGCTACACCTTCCATTTTAGTTACACTCAATACGGTATTGTTTGCTACACCGGTAGAGGTGGCAGGATATCTTGCTACTAGCGAAACGTAGTCGTTAGCGTTTAACAGTGTAAGTATGTCGGCACTTGCTACTACTTTATCGGTACTAGAATTCTTTCCTGCAACTAAGCTACCGCTTAAATTATTCCCAACACCATTCTTTGATACTGCAAATTCAAAATCACTAACTGTTCCTGGCCCTACATCTGCATGATAATGGATTAAATACAATCCAGACGAATAAACATAGATTCTTTCAGTATTAGTGTTATCGTGTGATATTATAGACGGTTGGTTTTCTACATCAGTTGCGTCAAAAGTTATTGCTACTACAGAATTGGTTAGAGTGTATCCGGTGGTTCTTCGTACTTGTACCGATGCTAAATTGCCGGTAGAATATGGTGCATATGATGCACTTGTTGCCGTACCTAGTAAACTTCCTGTTATACCACCGGTTACGTACAGTGAACCAGTTATTTGGGTATTGCTATCAATGCTGACTACAGTACCGGTATCTGTTATATTTGAACTAGTTATATGTTCACCTAAATCTCCGGCTTGTCCTTTGGTTAGTCGGTTAGCAGCAATTGTAAGTTCATTTCCAATACTATTAAAGGTTTGCGGCCCCATTATTAAAACAGAACTCGTTGTAGCTGCAGCTGGGGCACTTTGATGTACATATATCCATTGATTGTTTTGAGAATCAAAAAGCAATGAACCTGAAAGCATTGGGGAAGATCCAGAGTCTGCTACTGCGATACCTCCGTATCTTAGTGGGGCTGCATTAGTATTAAGTGTTATAATATTAGTCCCGACGTTTAGTTGAGACGATGTTATGTATAGTATAGATGATGTTGCCGCAGTAAGATTTGTTACTGATAATTTACTGAAGCTACCACTATCTGCGTAAAATGTACTCATATATTATAAATATCTTTATCCGTTAAACTCACCGTAACTCGTAGCTTGCCAATACGTGTCTCCTATTAATGCAACGCTACTATTTGAATTAACCGTAAAACCCGCAGCAGTTTTACTTTGAATAGACCATGCACGTGCATCTTCACCAGTCACTGCTATAGAATAACTTGTATTAGGAAATGCCGTTGCAAATGTAACAGATGCTGATAATGGAGTACCGCCGAATGATGTGTTACTGATGGCATTGTTTTTTGTAATGCCGCCGTTAGTCGATGTTATACTACCCGATACTAATAGTGAACCGGAAATTACGACACTTCCAGAGTCTGCCACTAACAAGTTATGTCGAGTCGTATCATCAACACCATCTCCTACAATGAATGCACTAGGTTGAGATATAGGTTGATTCCATTGGCCAACTACGGATTGATAGTATCCTAATGCACGATTGTTATTACCAGCTGCATGCGAAAATTCGCCAAGTGCTTGCGTTTCTGAACCTTCTGCGTGAGAATTATTCCCAATTGGTACATCAGCAGCCGTCGGTGCTACTACTCCGTAAATTCCAATATAACTTTTGTTGCTAGCAGTATTAACGCTAGTGTCAACTAATGTTATCTCTGTAGCAGGCGTACCATTGAATGCCGATGATGAAATTTCATAGATATATGTTGTTTTAACCCCAGGTACAATTTCTCCGTTGTAGTCACCAACTATTACAAACCCGCCAGCAACAAATTGTGCAGTTTGGTCTCCATATTTTGCATCTAATTCAATAACACCGGATGTGATTGGGATTGCCATGGCAAATCCTAACACACCAGCTGTTCCTGAGCCTTCTGCGTGGGAGTAGTTACCATATGCATAGCCACCGCCTTCTGCGTGGGAGTACTGACCAAACGCTTGGCTGGCGCCTTCTGCGTGGGAGAAGTCACCATATGCAGAGCTGGCGCCTTCTGCGTGGGAGTAGTTACCATATGCATAGCCACCGCCTTCTGCGTGGGAGTAGGCTCCTATTGCGAAAGTGCTAGTTCCTTCGGCATGAGCCGAGTAGCCGCCCCAGTACTGGTCTCCAACA